GGTGATGGAGCAAGCTGGATCAAAACCAGATTATCAGTTGCAAAAGCAAATTAGCATGATTGCTGAAACGGCAAAGCTTGCCGCCCCATCAATTCTTAGTGGCGCATCTTACGTTTTGGGCATTATGCATCCAGCACTTTCTTTGGCGCTTGGCGCTGCTGGATATATTCCTGCTGCTGCAAGAAAAATTAGCACATTGCCATCCGTTGCCCGTAGGGCTGCAAATGCTCCATTTACTGGCAAAGGACCATTAGAACCCGTGCAAAGCATCAGAACAGCACTGCCAGCCGCCATGTCGCAGATAGCAAACCCTCAAGGGGTTATTGATCAAGCAAACCAACAAACCGAAAACGCTACAGGCATTCGTACACAACGCCAAAGCGGCGGCAGAGCCACTGGCGCTGCAAAGGCCAAGGCTGACCAGTTGATTGTCATGGTGGATCGTATTAAGAAGGACGAGGGCAAGGGCACGAAGCCCCTGCTTAATGTGGATGACACAACCATCGCCAAGGCGTTGGAAATTGCAAACAGGGGTATCTAATGGACAATTTAGAAGTAGAACTGAAGCTCACCGTGGCGCACGTCAATGCCATCCTAAAGCACCTTGCGAAGGGTGCCTATGAAGAGGTTTCAGAAGTGATCGCGATGCTTCATTCGCAGGCCAAGCCGCAAGTCGAGGCGGCAACGACAGCGGCACAGGTCGCAGAATAAAAAAGAAGCCCGGTGCAAGCCGGGCTTTTTTATTACACGAATTTATCGTAGGCCAGTTCTCGGATGACGTATCCGCCGAGCTTCGACGAATACCGCGCCACGTCGAACCCATCGTGGTTGTCGCATAGGTACATCACCATAATGGCAAAGATCATGCTGTCGCCGTAGTAGGCGATGATATCGGCTGCCGGGTCGAAGTCGGTCATCCGTTCTGCAACCTTGTGTTCGAAGCGATGAATGTTTTCATCGCCAATCAGGTTGTCAAACATGGGAAGGTCGCTGACATAGACGACCGATTCGGCGAGGGTATTTAGCTCGGTTGGGTCAAACCGAAAGCTTGGGTTAGGTACGAAGACCCTCTTGTATTTTTCCATCTACGAATTCCTGCTCTTCCATAAAGAAGTCCCAAAGGGGCATCTCGGATTTCAACTCGATCAACATGCGATCTGCTTCTTCTTTTGTCATATCGTTGTCGATAATGATAGATGGCTGGCGCATAAAGTCGCGGCGTTCGCCTTTAATCTGGAACCACGTCATGATCATAATCCCTCAAAGTCTCACGGGCTTTGTCCAAGGCACCCAGCATGAATGGCGTAAGATCACCCTTTGGCCGCGCACTTTTCGGACGTGTTAGGTCTGATTTATACTCTTCCATAACATTAATGCAAAACACCAATGCCCGTTTATATTCGTCGGAAGCCTTCCCAATCTTGTGGATGAAGTCCGCAGTGTCGGGAAGGTTCTGCTCACGGCAGCGCAAGGCATGGTCGAAGTGCTTCGGGAAACGATCAGCGCGGGGCATTGGCGGCTCTTTCTGCTAATTCTATTTGGCGCATTCTAAAACTTTCCTCTATTGTTGGTCGATGCTCCTTAATAGTTGGGGCGCGTTTCCCATCTGGAATGTCTTTTAGTGCTTCTTTTGCAATAGAACCAATAAAGTGAGATGATGCCTTAGTTTTCCAACGATTATATTCAAATTGGATATTAATTAAAGCATCCCTAAATTGGTCCCTTTCTTTTTTAAGGGCCATTAATCCTTCTAAAGCATTGTCTCGGTGGCGTTCTGCATCTGCCAATTTCTTACGAAGGTCCACAACATGGGCCAGCGTCACATCATCGGCATGGCGGTCGGCTGGGGCATATGGCCCCAACCAACGCATTTGTGCTGATATCTTCTTGCTACGATATCCCGTCATCTCAGGCGCTCCCTTAACGCACATGGTCTTCTAGCTCCATGATGGCACCGACGCCTGCAAACAAACCCAAGATACCACTGAAAAAACACCACATTGCAAGCCATATGGTTGTGGCATTAGATGCAACCGAATCATTTAGGGCATTAGCACACCAGTAGCTGGTTAATATTAAAAAAACCGTTGCTGCCACATACATCCAAAACTTTCTCATCCTTCCATCGCCTTTGTTAAATCTAAAGTTACGGTTGGCAGGTTGGTGGGGCTAGTTTGTCCGCCGAGCTTGGCATATCCCTCAATGTCGTCCCAATGATCGCGGAAGTCCTTGTCGCCACTCAGGAGCCTCGCCAGCTTGACTGAGATCATCTCCAGAGCCTCCTTCTGGCCATCGCTCAGGCGTTCCCAGTTCTTGCCGCTCCGCAGCACGTCTTTAATGGCTTGGCTAAGGTTGGCGTTGTCACGGTAGTTTCCGTGGGTCTTCTCGCGTGTGTTTAGTAAATTACTCATTTTGCCCTCTTCTTGAATAAATTCACAATCTTCGTATAAACGATCCGCAGCCACATAAGCCGCTTCTCGATCTTCGCTTGCGCTTCCGCCTGTTTCCGGCGACGGTATTCCAAGTCCGCCTTGGCATCGTGCCAGTTCAGGTTTGGCTTGTGGTCGTCTCGCCGCATAAACAATTCGCACAAGATATCGTAACGCTCTTCCCAGTCTCGAATAATCCGGCGAAGGCGGCGTTCCTCTTCGAGCGTACCAATCGGTGCTTGCTCCTCGATAATGTTCCAACGATCATCCTCCCCGTTGCGATGATGGCCCTTAAGCCTAGCATTCTCGACGCTAAGGTCGGCAACCTGACGCACAAGGCGTTCATAATCCAGCATATTTGGCATTAGTTTTTCCATTCATTTGGTGGGCGCAGGCGAAACTCGTTGCCTGCATTGCCAGTCTCGTAGTGGTTGTTGGTCTCAATCGCACCCACCTCGCGTAACGCGGCGACCTGAGCGCGAACTGTGTAACGCTTGCTGTGGACTTCGTCGGCCATTTCCTCGTAGGTGCCTGCAAACGTATTGTATGCATATTTATCGAATAGCCGGATCCATAGGAGCTTGGCTGATGAGCCAAGCCCCAAGTGGTACACGACATCCATAATTGTCTTTAGCATTTTATACTTTCTCGTACTTTGGCTTTAAACCCTTCAAACGCTTGATTGCGCTATCTGGGTGCGATCGGCCAATTAACAAAATAGATTTAACCTGTTCCATCCTTTTGCGTCTGGTAACATATTCATCAACTGAGTTTGTTGCTTCATACTCAATATCTTTCATCACACTTATAATCTTCCAAATCGCATCTTTAATGCAATCCATTGTAAGATCTTCAATATATGAAGCGTTGATGAGTTTTTCGTTCTTTCGCTCATCCCTAAATTTAAAATTGTTGATATACTCTTGGACTAGTTCTCCAATCAGCATGGTGGCATCTAGGGCTATAATATCTTGCTTATCCATTTACTCATCCTCCCAAGGGTGGGGGCTTATGCCCCCTTTGGAACCACTTTAAGAACTTCGAAGCACTTGCCATCTTTTTTGCAGGCATTGTAGAGCTTCATCTGCTCTGGCGTCACACCGTAGGTTGCAAGAAGCAAAGCCTCGTCGAGGACGGAACGCTGCGAAAGTGAAACCTTGACGTCGTATTCTGCGCCTTCGACAAGATCGGTGCCAAGGGCGATAATCTCAGCCTTGATGGCGTCTTTGGCAACTTCCAAAGCCTTGATCTGGCTGTCGAGGTCGTAGTAGCGGTCGGCGAGGGTGCGGTTTGACATCTGAAGTCTCCATTTAAATTTGCGTCAGCGGGTTGCTGATGAACCTGTTATACACTGTCCTTTTCAGGTGTCAAATACTTTTTTGCACGACCTGCAGAAATATTATCTTGCATCCGCACATCCCGATTTGTCCAAGTCCAGCACTCGCCTGTTTCATCTTGGAAACAAACCCATGAGAGGTGATGCTCGAACCCGTAATCGATTAGGAAATGTGCCATCGCTGGGCCTTTTGGCGTGTCCAGTGGCAATGGGGGGTCAATTCGGATCATTTTTTATCTCACACATGATGATACGGATTATGTAGCCTAGCATGCCAAGCGCCCAAAGCAATCCTATCCATTCTGCAATTTCATGATTCGTCACTTCTCGTCCTCCATATCTTCATGACCTCTGCCTCGATGTGAGGCCGCAATTTATCAGGGGTCCGACCAATTTCGGCCCTGCGTTCCAACTTTGTTTCCAGATTAAGTATCCGGCAGGCACGTTCATAGATCGCCAAGCGGCAGGCGGACTGTATCCCCGCAGGCTGATCCTGCAACGCAACCTTGCCAATCATCACATCTTCGATCATTTTGCTAGGCCGCGTAATAAATTGCCAGATATCGTCCGAATGCTTCCCGCGCCGCTTTGTGGCCGAGGGCAATGCAAACAAATCCCCCTGCTTCTTGGGCTGCATATAGGTAATCCTTCTGTCCATCTTGTAGCGAGGACTTGGTGTGGTCCCGCCGCTTCAATTCGCATACAAATGTCGGGTCGCCGGGGATGATGATGTCGGGAGTTCCGGTCACCATGCCTTCGGCCTTTTCAATCTTCACCTTCATTGCCGTCCTAAAACCCTCGTTGCGGGGATGGAAGGCAATCTTGCCCCATGAGTTTGGATAATCACGGCGCAGCCTAGCAAAAAATGTAACCTGTTCCAGTGATTCAGTGGCGCATTTGCCCCTGAATGACTTGTCGCCATATACGTCAATGCCGGTCGGGAATTTCATCAGCTTTCCTATTGTAGGCCGTCACCTTGTACCACTGCCCATCCTTTTCATAGGTAATGGTGTCGGGTTGCTTGCCACCCAATGCGGTAAACATAGCACGATCTTTGAAGCCTTGCGACCAGTTTGGTGTTTTGGGCACCCAGAACGAGAATTTACGATAGGACGTCCGCACATCGACCCGCCACATCTCGCGCCCGGCCTTGCTTAATGTGTGGTTTACGGACCACTCCTCGACGATGTCGGTCTGCCGCCGGGTGGGGTCGGCCTTCATGGCCTTGAATTCGGCGATCAGCTTCTCATTGGGGTCTACAATCTCACCTTTACATTCACTGCAATACCTTGCTGCGATGTCGTTGTCCGCCTCACAGTGGGGGCAGGACTTTGTGGTCCAACGAGATCCGCACTGTACCAATTGTCCTGCGGCGAGTTGCTTTGATTGGCACCGCCGACCGTAATGAGCTGGGATCATGCCATGCTCGGACACAATCGTAATGCCATCGAGATCGCAGAAGTAACCAGAAGGGCTGATCTCGAACCCCGATGGGTTAGGCCGTGCCTTAAACTCGTTCTCGACTTGGCATAATGGGCAGCGCACCTTCAGGTAAAGCGCGTTTTCCTTTGCCTTCACCGTCTTGATCAAGGGATTAAACACGTCACCGTCGGGGCAGTGGCGCTCAAGGTTCTCGGCATAATCTAGGATCAGGCAGTCATCCTTGCCCTCGGACAGGCGCAGACCTCGACCGATGATCTGCTGCAGCAGGCCCACTGATTCTGTCGCCCGTAGGATCGCGATCAAATCGACATGGGGCGCATCGAAGCCGGTGGTGAGCACCTGCACGTTGACGAGGTACTTGATTTCTTGGGCCTTAAACCGCGCTATAATGGCGGCGCGTTCTTGACTAGGCGTATTCCCCGTCACAAGGGCAGACAAGCCCCGTGGCAGGCTTTCCATGCACTCTTGGGCATGTTGCACCGTGGCGGCAAAAACCATCACCCCTTGGCGTTCTCTGGCCTGCGCCACCACGTCCGCGATGATTGCAGACGTCTTGCGGCCTTGGCCGATGAAGGCGCGGTCGATGTCCTCGCTGTCGAACTGGTTGCGGCTATTCAGCTCCATATCAAGGGTGTGGTATGATTCGGCGTGTATCTGCCCGATCACAGGCTTTGTCAGGTAACCCTGATCAATCAGCTCCTGCGCCGTGATCCTGTCTACGCAGACCGAAAAATATGGGTTGATGGTTTCGTGTTCGCCGACCGGCTTGCCATCTGGCCATTGGCCGAAGATGTAGCCAGTCCCCATGCGGTAGGGCGTGGCGGTCATCCCCACGACGCGGATGTTGGCATTCTGTTCGCGAATGGCATTGACGATGTTGCGGATCGTCGGCGTGATCCCGTGGGCCTCGTCGATCACGACCATTGCAAATTGCGAACCGAATCGCCTGATGCGGTTTTTTACCGTCAGCGGGGTGCCAAACACCACCGGGTGCTTCAGAGACTTGACGCCTGCACTGGCCGAGAAGATTGAGCAGGGGTTGCCGGTCGCTTTGTACTTGTCGCTATTCTGCACGACAAGCTCTGCGCTGGGAGCAAGGCATAGGACGTGTTTGCCGCCAGATATGCGGTGGATGGTGTTAGCAATCGCCGCAATGATGTGGCTCTTGCCTGCGCCGGTAGCCGCCTCGATGCAGCAGGGTTCAGCCGTTTTCTTCACCCACTGGATGATCTGGTCGTGCGCGGTTTGCTGATAATCACGCAGCACTTTTCTTCTCCAAATATTCTATATAATCTATTAATTGCCAACCAGTTACGGCCAATTTAGGTTTAAATGGAGTGCCATGCGCTGACAGCCCCGGCTTCGGTGGGATAATAATATGGCCTAAGGTGCCATCGTCTATAAGTTTGTTAAAAGTTCCCCCACCAATATCTAAGATTTCGCATACCTCATACGGCCTATAAATAGGGTTAAACCGAACAATTTTTGCAGTCAAATCTCGCCTTGATTCTTGCGACCTTTCTTCTCTATAAATTTCTTTTGTTTTTTGAATATTATGTAATGGTTTTTCCTGACGAATAGCTAACGTTTCAGCTTTTAATGCTTCTTCCCTTGTATCAAAATGTTCGATTGTAACATTACTGATAGTTTTGAACCATGCGGAATGATCCGCATGTTGGCCTAGCCTGTTCAAAGCGCTTAAGGAAATTCCCACATAAAGAAGCGTTCCGTCTTTATCAAAATGGCGGTAAAGGCTCGTTCTCATTTTTTAAATCTTCCATTTTATTTAGATTGACCTGTGGCACCATCCATGCCGGTGCGCCTTTGCCATTGGGATCATAGAGATATTTGTCTTGCTTGGCATCATTGGTGC